TGGAGAAGAAAATGTGATGAGTAAAATATTTAAACAGGGCACAGCAGATGTAATACCTGCACTTAAACAGTATTACAATATTAATTTTAATGTTCCACTTGACACAGAACTTAAAATAGGATATGATTGGTTAAATATGAAGGAGGTAAACTAATGCATATAGATAAGTATAAAATATTTTCCATGGATTATGATTGGAAAAATGGTAAACAAAGTAAGACTACTACAGTAAAACAAATGCTTACATCAGATGAATGTATACAAGGTAGAGATTTTGTATCTTTATTAGATAGTTTAGATGATGCTTGGCATAAACATGAAGGTAAAACTTGTAAGATAGAAGTTACCTTTGAGCCATATAAACACGGAGAATAATATGACCAAAGAAATAGAAGCACTTGAGACACTAGATGAGTACTCCGATGAAGAATACTCTGCGTATCTAGAGTACACATCTTTAAAAGATGGGTGTATAATAGATCCAACTACATTGTATATAAATAAAAATCATGAGTTTTTATCAGAGTGGGATTACTTTGCAAATGCTGATGGTTTAGAAGTAAAAATAATAGATGGGGAGACAACAATATGTTAGAAACTATATTTGGAGTTATAATGGTGTATATTTTAATAGGTTTTTTTATAGATCCTTTTATAAAATAGCACTTGACAAATTAGTAAAAATAGTGTATAAGTATAACAACAATAAGGAGGACAAATGTCTGACAATAAACTAACAAACATAAATCAAATGTCTAATGAGCAGATAATGCAAGCCATAGGACAAGATGATGGATCAAGTACAGGTAGTAATATACCTAGACTATCTATAAATAGAACACCAGAAGATGATGATGGTAATCAATTACCTGTAGGTTATTATTCTGCCTATGATTCTAGTATAGGTCAAAGTGTTTTTGGAAAACCAATTACATTAAGACCTTTTATAAGTGCGATGCAATACATGCACTATGATGCAGAAAAAGGTGAGTACATAAATAGATCTATTATATTTAAAAGTTGGAAAGAAGAAGCTATAGATATATTAGGTGGTACTAAATGTGGTAAGATACCTTTTAAAGAAAGATCAACTCTTACACCAGAACAATTAGAACATCAAAGAACTATTAGATGTTATAAATTAGTGTATGGGTTATTATCTTTTAAAGATGGTAAGACTGCACAAGGTGAGCCGCATGCCCTAGAAAATCTACCTGTATTATACAGAGTTACTGGGACAGCCTTTACACCTGTAACATCTGCATTAGATCAATTAAAAAAAAGAAAAAAGTTAATGTTTAATTGTACTTTTTCTTTAGATACTAAGAGACAAAAAAAAGGTGGTAATGTATTCTATGTTCCAGAGATAGGTGTAAATGCAGATGCTAATTTACAATTATCTGATAATGATATGGAAACATTAAGGGTATTTCAAGAGTCAATTGATATCGAGAATGCTGAAGTAATTGATGCTTACAATAGTGCAAAAACAAAACAATCTAATGTATCTGATAAGATAGATGCAGAGATTGTTGAAGATATAGAAGATGCACCAGAAAAAGTACTAGCTTCTTAATGAACAATATACTTTTAAAAGTACAGCAATACTTAGATTTAGTTTCTAAAAATCCATCTAAGCTAGATGGTAAACTTGTTGAGGAGTTTGGTGAGGCGTGTAAAAACGCCTTACTAAAACAGTTTCAAGAAGATAGAAGATCTAAGTTTGAAATAAGAATGTCAAATGCAGGTAGACCATTGTGTCAATTACAGATGGAAGCCAAGGGTATTAAAGGTGAGGGACAACCTTACAGTAATAAAATGAGAAATACTTTTGGAGATTTAATTGAAGCATTAGCTATCTTTGTAATGAAATCAGCAGGAGTAAATATTAAAAATGAACAGAAAAAAGTTACATACAAGTTTAATGGAGACTCAATTGAGGGTAGACAAGATGTTGAGATCGATGAAAAAATATGGGATATTAAGAGTGCGTCACCTTATTCCTTTGAAAAAAAGTTTGGTGAAGCAGGAGGTTTTACAGAAGTTGTTCGTGAAGATTCCTTTGGATATGCGTCACAGGGATTTTTATATGGGGAGAGTCAGAAAAAAAAATTTGGTGGTTGGATAGCAATTAATAAATCAACAGGTGAGTGGACAGTTTGTGAAACCCCACAAGAACATAGCGAATATAAAAAGAAAGCATTAGATACAGCTAAAGAAAATGTAAAAGCAATTAAAGAAGGTAAACCTTTTAAAAAATGTTTCAATGATGTAGCAGAAACTTTTAGAAGTAAACCTACTGGTAATAGAGTTTTGGGCTTTGTATGTTCATACTGCCCATACAAACTTCCTTGTTGGGGAAGTGATAAATTGCAGTTGCTACCGCAGCAGCAATCTAAAGGTAAGAATCCTAAATGGGTTTGGTACACTTCTGTTACAAATCCTAAGGAGGAAACCGAAGAGTTTAGTGGTGGATAGTTTGAGGGGTCTGTTCACCATTGACTCTTTTAATATTATAAATATGCATTTATATTTTATAGTTTTTAAAAATAAAAAAGATAAAGAATATAAATTATTTACTAATACTATATTTGATAAAGAAAAAGATGCAGAAGATTTTGGGAGAAAAAGTATGAAGAGAGGATATGAACATAAAGTATTAGATTATAATAGTGAAAACCATAATAGGTATTGGGATGAAAAATAAAGATAAAATTAATATACTTAACTCAGTCAAGGTAATAGTTAGTCCTTGGCAGAAAGGTTTTACCTGTGGTATAATTATGGATAGTAAATCTAAAATGTCCACAGAACAATACGAATTGTGCTCTACAATAGCTAGGGGTATGATAAAAATGGCAACTACTGATCCACATTCAACGTTTCTATGGGGACTCAGAGGATTTGCTGATGATAAAAATAAACCAGGAAAGGATATGTCTATTAGTTCTGTTGCAGAATTTGATGATGAATCTAATGTGATTGACTTTCTTGAATATTTAAAAATGAAACGAGATAAGGAGTTAAACTAATGGCAACACATTTAGTTATAGGAGACCCTCATTGTACTCCAAAGGCAAGCAATGACAGATTTTTATGGGCAGGTAAATTTGCAAGAGATCTGAAACCAAATACCATAATATGCATGGGTGACTTTGCAAGTATGGATTCTCTATCTAGTTATGATAAAGGTAAAAAATCATTTGAAGGTAGAAGATATAAAAAAGATATTGACCATGCACATGATGCATTGGCTAAATTTAACAAAGGTCTTAATGGAAGACGACCAAGAAAAATAATGTTACTTGGTAATCACGAAGATAGGATAGACAGGACAGTAGATGAGATACCAGAACTTGAAGGTACAATTAGTACAGACGATTTTAAATTTGAAAGTTTTGGTTGGGAAGTATATGAGTACCAGAAGCCCGTTGTTGTGGACGGTGTATATTACTGCCACAATTATCCTACTGGTGTCATGGGTAAGCCTATTAGCGGTGACAATGTTGCTCGTTCTTTATTAATAAAAAATAAAGTATCTTCTACTGTAGGTCATATACATACTTTTGATTATGCTATGTGTGCCCTACCTTCTGGTAGAAAATTAATGGGATTATCTGCAGGATGTTACTTGCATCATAAGGAAAACTATGCTAAGAGTACTCAACAAATGTGGTGGAGTGGACTTGTAGTTAAACGTAATGTAGATAAAGGAGAGTATGATCTTGAGATGATAGAGTACAATACAGTGAGAAGAAAATATGGAAGATAAAACATATGAGAACGAAGTAGAAGCACCTAGTCCTATGGTTCAAATATCTTTGAGAGAATATGATAAGTTAAAAGATAATCAAAAGTATATAACTGATAAAGATTTAATTGGTTGTATTGATAAGATAGAAGAACTTGTTCGTGCATTAAGAAAACATATAGTTAGGACTGACGTATGATAGATAATGTAAACTCTCCATCTCACTACAAGCATGGTAAAAAAGAAACTATAGATGTTATCCGTGATTGTATGACTGAAGATGAGTATCATGGATACTTAAAAGGTAATGTTTTGAAATATGTTTCAAGATATAAATTTAAAGGAGAGCCATTACAAGATTTAGAAAAATCACAATGGTATCTAAACAGACTAATAAAGGAGGTCAAAGATGGGTCAAGTTAAACAGGCAATAATAGAAGTAGAAGATTTTGTAGCAGGTTGTTTAAAGCAAGGTAGAACTTTAAATCAAACTATCAGAGATGCTAGAGAATCTACAGCAGCAAAAACTAATCCTTATTTAGATGATGAGGAATTAGTTGAAGACAAATACTACCAATTTAAAGGAGGGCAATAATGAGAGATATGTTTATAGAAGCATTACAAAAAAAATATGAAGCTGAGATAGCTGTAGCTAAAGCAACTATATCCGTATACATGGATAAGTCTGTAGGTATAGGAGAACACCCACAGTTTGTACATGAGATTGATAAACAGTTAGAAGCAATATCTACTGCTGAAGAAAAATTAGAAACACTACACAAACATTATCCTACAGATGATGATATACCATTTTAATAAGGAGAATATATGGATAAAGAAGGACAACCAAAACAATATATAGTTGACGCTAAACAATTACAAGACATAATGAAATACTTAATGACTAGACCATATGGTGAGGTGTATTCTATTATGAGTACAATATCCATGTTAAAACCAATGGATTCAAATGGAGGGGAGAATGTCGGAAAAAAATAATTTAGATACTTATACTGGTATATTATTTGAATTAAAAATTGGTTTAAATAAAGACAATGCTATTGTGATTGACTACGGAGGTAAACCTGTAGGTAAAGTTAGAGAAGCATTAAAAGGATATCCATATCATGGGAATCTATGTGCTGCTGTAATTAATCATGCTAATGCTGTAGGGAGAAAATTACAAGATGATATTAAAATTCTCATACAAAAAGTTTAATAATATTATTACGCAAAAAAAAAGACACCCAGAGTAAATACTCTGCGTGTCTCGTTGTTGCCTGCTAGGGGGAGTCTTAATGGCTCCCCTTTTTTATTTTAAATTATTCATTTGTTGACCTAAAGGTTTAACTTTAGGAATCAACATTCTTTCTGTTTCTATTACTGGTTTAATTCTATCTGTATATACACTAGATAAAAAGTCTGTATAGTCTTCTCTCTCTGCATAAGGACTCATACCTTTAAACATATTTTCTATTTTATCTGCAGAATCAATTACATTTTTATATCTTTCATCTGTAGATATTAATTGCATAAAAGATCTTATACTACTTTTATTATCTGGAAAATTTCTAAGTTTAGCACCACCTTGTGTAGTTAAAAATTCTTGATCTCCAGTTGCATGCATACCAAAGTAATTATTACCTTTCATAGCAGTAGGTGCACCTTTAAATTTAAAGTTACCTGTTTCTGCTGCAGCTACAGTAGCTATAAAAGCAGTAGGAATTTTTCTTTCAACAGCATCCTCAGGATACTCCTGACGAACTTCCTCAATTGCTTTCATAAAATCTTTTGTATTTTTTATATCAGCCATAGTTATAGTACATATTAATAGGCTAGCAATTCCAAGCCCGAAGTGCTTTATTAATTCTAGAATTTGGATCATTAGCAGTTTTTGAAGATGTTAATTTTTTCTTCATCCCTTTCATACGAGCACAAAAACTAGCTCGCCTTTTGTTACCAACCTTTTTACTAGGTGCTTTAAGATTGCCTCCAGTTGCACGATTGTATGATGCACGACCTTTAGCATTTAAACCACCAGAGGGGTTTTT